GTCCCCGAAGATTATCAAATAATCCCAGCCCTCTTTGATCGCGCCCGTTTTGATCGTCACCCGCCGCGAGATCGTAATCTCGGTTTTGTTGCTCGTTAGCGTCCGCAGGTCTTGCGCGGCCCAGAGCATTTCGTTTTCCGTGTCGTAGTTGTCTTGGTTCATTGTCGTCCTGTTGTGTTGTGTTGTTGCTGATTGTTGCTCGCGTATTTTCGCACCGGCACGAGCGCCGTCGTTGGCCTTGGTGTTCGGGTGGCTCCGAAAGTTATTTGGTGAGCCTCGCGACCTTGTCGCCGTAGGCCACGGTCGCCTGCTTAGTCGCCCCGCGCGGCCCGCCGTTGTGCACTCGCGCCAGCGTGACCACATCGCCCGCCGCCCACGCTGCGGGAGCGTAGCGTTGGAGGTAGGCGGTCACGACACGCTTGCTGTAATCGAGATCAGCGCAGCGCGAGTAGTCGCCGCCGATGCGTGCGTCAGCGTGGTAGCCGCGGTGGATCTGGAGCGGCCCGAGGGCCTTCCCGCCGTCGCCGAGAATCGGCCCCGTGCGGCCCGACGTCTCGACGACGTGGAGCGCGCGGAAGAAGCTGGGTGGTGGAGCGGCGTGCGCGGTGACCGCGAGCGCGAGGAGGAGGAGCGTGGTTTTCATTTCGTGAGCTTCGAGGCGTTGCGTTTCGCGGTGGCGACTTGGCGCTTCGTGCAGCCCGCGCCGATAGACTCGGCGAGAGCGATGGCGCGGTCGGCGCGTGCTTGGTCGGGCGCAGTGATCGCAAGGACCAGAGCTTGGGTGAGGGCGGTGGTCGGGCTCATTCTGTAAGCGCCTTCTCAATGTTGATCCCGTATTCTGCGACGAGCGCCGCAAAGTCATCGCGGTTTGAGACCTCCCAGACTGCATCGCCGTTTGTGGAAAACACCAGTTCGTCACAGACGCTGTAGAGGCTGATGCACCAGTCCGGATTTTCAGAGCGCTCTGGGTGGCGGAACGTCCCGAAGAACTCGGCGTGATTGCAATGAGCTGCGAGATACTCGTTGCGGATGCTGACTGATCGAACGCTGTCGATGCTGATTTTCATGTGGTTGATTGCGAGCCTCGGGGTTATTTCCCTCCGGTCTGGCACCGGAAAACCCCGCGCCTCGTGAGAGGTGGCGGGGTGGTTTGCGGGGGTTGGTTTGGTTAGCAATCAGCGGCGTGCATTTCCGTTAGGCGGCGAACCAGCCCTTTCCTTCCGAATCGACCTGATGCAAGTCCGGTCGTGATTTCTGGGTGGCTGAGATAGGAAGCCAGATGAGCCATGTCGTGACGGATGTCGCCGATTTGCTGGAGCATAAGATGAGCAGTGATTCCAGCTTTACCGTGACGGGGCGATAGATTGGTGGCGTATTCAGCGGATGAGCGATCGGTTTTCATTTTGTTTTTGGGTTGAGTTGGTCGTTGGGTTGTTTCCCTCCGACGTGCACACTCAATCCGATCGCCCCGCCCGCGTAAAGCTCAATTGCGTATTTTGTCCTGCTGCTTCCCCAAGCCGTTGCAGTTTCGCGAGTTAAAACGAATCAAATGTTGGCGATGGATTCGGAATCTAGGTAAAAGAAAGCCCGCGCAGCGGTAAATCCGCTCGCGGGCTTGCTGGTAGCCTCAGCCCTCGCCGCCGCATGGTGATGCGAGAGGAGCGGAGTGCGGGCGCAGTGGCAAGGGTGTAATTGCGCGGCCCCTACTTTGTATCCGCTGCGCTCATACGTCGAGCGCGTCAGGTGTATTTTCCAAGGATGAAATGATAGCGGCGATTGCCCGTCGTGCGGGTTCCGCCGTCGCGCGAGTAGATCACGAAGCGCGCAACGGTGATTGTTGAACCGTTGTCGAAATCGTAAACGCCGAGATAGTTTGTATCATAAATCTGGATAAGCCCCCAGTCTGGCTTCGCCGTGAATCCGCGATTGGTTATGTCCACGTCGAGGTCATAGTTCCCTGAGGACGCCGTGAAGTTAAATACGTCGCTGCCCGCGTAGATCGCAAGCTGCGCGCGTGGATTCGTTGCGGCTGCGGGAGCGACGATGAGCGAGGCGGCGCGAGCGGTTGCTAGCGTTGCCGACCCGTCGCTGATTGTTACCGATGTTAAGGCTGCGGTGCCTCCGGTGATTGCGACGTCATCCGAATCTTGATTCATCATGTCGCCTGCGGTGATCGCCCAATATGAGGTCAAGATTGTTCCGCCGCCAGCCCACGCACTTTTCTGCCCAGAGCGATCAACCGAGCGCACACGCGCATATCGGTTGATGAAACTAGGCAAAAGTGAAATCGTGGAGAAAATTGATTCCGGTATTGATTCGCGAAAAAAACGACCCGCTGCATATTCAGCGTCAGCATCAGCGTCGGTATCTAACTCGCTAGTTACAGACTCGTAACTCACAACGCTTTTACTGGTCGAAGGAGTCCAGTTCACGCGCACGGAGTAAGCAACGGTTCCAGCGATTGTCTCAGGAGGTCGTTTGAAATCTGCGCTGTTTCCAGCGATGTAGGTTAATCCGGTCGGGGGATTTGGCGGGGTAGTGTTGCTCGGCGCGGTCTGACTCAGCGTGGTTGAGATCGACGAGATCGCCCCCGAGAACGAAATGCCGCGCGCGGCGAACTCGTAGGCCACGCCAACCGAGAGATCGTCAATTGAAACCGCATACGAAACTGCGGACGCGATTTGATTTCCGACGATGTAATCGCTCGCACCCGTGCGACGGTAGAGCACATCGAGAGCGACCGCGCCCGAGGGCAGCGGCGGAGCGGTCAGCGAGACGCGCGCAAATGAACCGCCGTCGCTCGAAAGATAAACCGTCGTGCTGATGAGCGTCGGCGCTGCGGGCTGGGCTGGCGGCGTCGGGTCGATAGGCCCAGCAGTGATGACCGATGGCGTCGCTTGGACGTAGTTGGTAAAGCCCGACACGTTCTCCACGGTGTCGTAAGCGTTAAGCCAGTAGTAATACGTCGTCCCGATGTCCACGTCCGTATCCACGAAGCGCGATGCGCGAACCTCGGCGATTTTCAGAGCGGAAGCGGTGACGGGAGATGTGAGCCGGTAAATGCCATACTCCGAGAAGTCGGGCTCGGTGTTGTCGTTCCAGTCGAGGGAGACGGCGCGGCCCGTGCCGACTGTGGCGGTGAGACCGGTGGGGATGGTTGGGGCGGTGGTGTCTTTGACCGGCGTGGTCGTGGATACCTCCGTGTAGGTCGATGACGTGTTGAAAAAACTCTGCGCGTAAAGCCGCACGTTGTAGCTCGTCCCGATTCGCACGTCGCTGGAAATGAAGTCCAGCGTCTGGTCGCCGTCCACCGTTGACCACACCAGATATGTCGTCGCCGTCCCCTCCTTGTATTCGATTACGGTCTTGCCCCCGCTCGTCACGAACTGCTCGGTCGGCGCGCTCCACGCCACTTTGATGCGCGGCACCACCGTTCCGTCGGCTTGGATGAACTGCGTCGTCCCGTCTGCGGTCAGCGTGAGATTGGTCGGCGGGTCGATGGAGAACGGATTTGGCAGCGTCGTGTTCGGCGCGCTCTCGACCGCGACCTCGTCCGTCACGTTCCAGTCGTAAACGGTGGACGCCGTCTCGCGTAGTTGCAATTCAATTACCGGAGTCGGCGGCGTGCCGTCACTCGACAGCGACCACGCGATGACCTCGAACACCTTCGACGAGAATCCGAGGTTTGCGTTGGTGAGGTTCACCGTGTCGCCCGCGCGGAGCTGCATCGCAGTCAAATTGAACTTTGCGGTGAAGACAATTTCCTCGCGTGCTTGCCGCAGGTTGATGCGCGCGATGCGCTGCGCCGCGCTGCTGCTTGTCGTGAACGGCAGGATGACGTCGCGCCAGTGATAAACGCCGTCGTCCGCCGCCAAGAAGGTCGCGCTCGTGATCTGCGGGAAGTCCGCCGCCGCCCACTGATTCTCGGAGGAGATAAACGTGCCCTTGACTGCGTTCACGCGGTCGCGCGCGCTCAGGCGAGTCGAGACCGTGAAGCCACCAGCCATGTTGCTCTCGTCCAGCGTGACCGTTGGCGAGCGATACGCTGCCGCGTAAACCACGACCTGTCCCCCGCTGTAAGCGATCGTCCCGCCCATCGAGGAGAGGATCTGACCGATGATCGAGTCGGGCGTCGAGGAGGTCACGGCCTGCCCGTTGCACTCGTAGCGGTTCTCGTAGGTGGCGGGACTGCTCGGCTTGATCTGGACTTGCCCGTCGCAGACATTCGCAGCCACGATGACCGAGGCGTCGTCAATCTCGCTCCTGTCCATGCCCATGCCGAGATCTGCGTCGAGCAGGTAGTCACGAAGGCAGAGCGCGGGGTTTGCGGAATAAACGAGGGTCGGCGGAGTGGTGATTGTTTCGCGCGGGTCTTCGACCTTCTTGCCCTTGACGATGCACGAAATGTTAGGGATGCCGCCGACGAAGATTTCGTTTGAGAACGTGAGCTTGCAGTAGATGTAGGCGATGCCTTGCAGCTTATGGCCCGAATCCCAGTCCACCGGAAAATCAGATTGCAGTGTGGTATCCACCGTCTGCGTCGTCGAGCCGAGATGCTTGTGGATGAGCGAGCCGGTGTAACTTCCCGCCGCTGCGTATTTCCCTGTCGCGTAGCCGTCGCCGCTGCCGGTTAAAACCTCGTCCTCGTTAAAATACACGCTGCCGATTTCCTCGACCTCGTGGCCGGCCAAAGTCACGACGATGTGCAGATACTCGTTCTTGGCTCCACTCGTCGCAAGAAAGACAACGGTGCCGGACACCTTCGCTTGCCCGTAAATTATTTGTCGCGGCGACGTCGGGCTGCGCGTCATGATTCCACGATCGTTCAAATCGGCCATTGACGGCATCTTCGGCGCGAGGAGGCGCGATGCGGCCATGCTCAGCCCAATGGTGACGATGTAGGGTATCGCTGCGACAACTACATTTACAATTGCGGTCGAAACTCCAGCTTCCAGCAGGAGAGTTCCGACGAATTTTGCGAACAATACGAACGCTTCAAACATTATGGTTCTTCGTTTAAGGGTTCATCTCTTCCGCCCGTGCGGAACGCGGTCGCGTTAGCGTTGCCCCAGTAAATCACCTTGTCCTGCAATCCTGCGACGTATTCGAGCCCCGTGTCCGCTGGGTATCTGCGCAGCTGCTCCTCGTGCGTGTAGCGGCTTTCACGCGTGCGCTGGAAATCGACTAGCTTGCTTTCGATTTGGATGCCGATGGTTGCTGATTTCCCGTCGTTGGAAATCACCATCGTGTCCATGCGCCCGCTGAAGACCGTGATTGAGTCGATGACCGCGCCCGTGTCCGCGTTGAGCGTGCCGAAGCGCACCGCCGCCGTGCGCCCTTGGTAATCTTCATCGAGAGCCGCCGCGACGAGATCGTTGGGCACTCCGGTCAGGTCGATCTTCAGCCCGCGCGCCGACAGGTCTTCAGTTTCTTCGATGGTCGAGATCGCGGAGAACGCACCGATGCCCGCATAGGTCACGGCGCCGATTGTGATTGTTCCGTAGCCGGTCCAGTAGCGCACCGAGCCGTCATCGAAATCCAGCGACGTAGCGAAGAACGGGTTGAGTTGCGCCGCCGTCGTCGAGGCGAGG